TTTCTAAAACAGTTCCTTTTGTTCCAGTAAATTTACCACCAGCATCAACGATAGCAACGTGAAGTTCGTCATTAGTTGCGTTAAGTCCTTCAGCATATCCTGAAGTGCCTGGAGGTGCATCAAAATTGTCTTTATGTGTCCAGTTATTATAAGCTGAATCAGCTGATTGGTTTGGGCACAATGATACTGTTAAGCTGTTTCCAAGTTCGCCTGGCCATTTAGCTATAAAAGTATGTTTGTCTGAATCAAATGCTGATAGGGCATTATCCCATGCGTCAGCATCTTTGATCCTAACATTTTTTCCGTTTGCTACTTCGTTGTGATTATAAGCGTTATAGCCATCGCTATCGCCTAATACTCGAACTACTTGAAGAGCATTTGTGTACTTAAGAAAGTACGCTGCTGAATGATAGTCAACAGCATTTGCAGATGTAGGCGTCCCAAATGTTTCAGCTAACTCGGCTTCATTAGAAATAAGAGTTGCTTGATCCACAGGGCCCCATCTGAAATTACCGACAAGAGCGCCAGTAGAAGAAGAAACTGCTGGCACCACACCAGATGCGTCGACCTCTCTTACCGTAATTGCCGGAGATTCTGAAAATGCCATGATTTTTTTCCTCTCGAAAATTTTAAATTATATGCGGGTCCATAATACGAAGTTTGTCAATTACTGTTATTTATAATATTTAAATATCTGGGGCATATTCTATAGCCCACTGCCTTCCTTCCATTTCTTCTTCTGTTGGCTGAGTAGGCAATCCATCATCAATGAATCCAAAAGGGACAACATCATCTTCTATCTCTTTCATTTTTTGTTTAAACATCATTTCTTTTAAATTAATATCTGTCATATCAGTAAAGTATTGCGTAGAGATAAAAAATCCTAACAGTACTAGATTCATAACTAAATCGTCGTGATTTCCTGGAGAGGCTTCGTATGATACACCTTTTGCTACAAATGTAGATATTTCTAATATAGTATCATCATCGCATACTTCTAGTTTATTATTTTCTAATATGTCTTTAAAAGCTGAACAGCCAAGTCTTTTAACTTTACGAGTCATTTCAATACCAAGGGCATTTGCTTTGATAGCAGACTCAACATGCATATTTTCATATTCTAAATCATTATATAGACCATTTGTCACAAGAGAACCTTGATCATTTGACTCAATAACTACATATGCTTTATTATAGGAAACTGCCCACTTATATATAATATTAGGGAAGAGTAATGGAGAGATAAGGTTATTGCGATAAACAGCAACCTGTTTAAAAGGCCTAGAGCTAATATCGATCACATTAAAAGTAGAGTAATCCTGTCCTCTTCCTTTCGATACGTCGACTAACATGACGTACTCGTGTTCTTTTTGTGTTTCTTCGTAGATCTTAAGGTCTCCGCCTTCAAGATAACGTAGAGGATTTTTCGCTCGAAGCTTTAAAAGAGTTTCGGCGTTAATTAACGTATCACCGGTACCAAAAAATGTATTTCCAAACTCTTGGTCAAATTGTAGCTGAGACGTATTCGCTATTGTCTGGGTTTTCCAGTTCTCGTCACGGCCGGGCACGTCCCACCAATCAACGCGGAAAGGTTTAAACTCGTTTATTCCTTGAGCAGCTCCTTCCCATATTTTATGAAATACATTACCAATGCCGTTTGCAGTAGATGTAATAATAATTTTAGTATTTGTACCAGATGAGATAACCGGATATGTCGACGTATAAAACTCAGCAGCATTTTCCACAAATGCAAACTCGTCTAAATACAATAACGACACAGACATACCTCGAATCGAGGAACCTGACGTTGCGGCCGCAACAATCCGTGAATTATTTGAAAACTCAATCGACCCCTTATTCAAAGCCTTACAACCGGGCTGTAAGAAAAAAGGTAAATTTTCTAGCATAAGTGTAATACGACCAAGCATTTCACGGGCCGTAGCACCTTTGTTTGCCATAACAGCAATAGTTTTTTCTGTATGAAATAAAGCGTACCATAATAGGTATGCTACTGAAGATATAGATTTACCAGACTGACGACATGCTAATACTATATTAAAACGATTTGCATCAAACGCTTCAAACATTTTTTCTTGATAAGGATATAATTCAAAAGGAACTAAACCCTCGTCAAGAGATATAATCTTACAATAAGTTGTAGCAAAGTAAGAAGGATCTTTCATGCAACGAGCGTACTCTCGGACTTCATCGTTTGTCCATTGAGTAACTATTCCGTCTCGTTTTACATTAGGATTTCCTAAGTATGTGTCATTCTTTTGGAGTAACATCAATCATTTCATCTTGTAGCATACGTTGCAAATCTGCGGTAGATCCAACAAAAACATTATTGGTTGTTTGCCCTTGAGGCAAAGCCTTTTGTTCTTTTTGTTCAAAGTCTTTTTTCTTCTTATGCATATCCATAAGATTGCCATTAATATCTGATATGTTTTTCATCATATTAGATAAAACTTCAAAGGCACGAGGATGTTCAGTTGCTCTTGCAACCTCCATCATTTCTTCCATTGACTCAGATCCTTTTGCTAACAGATCATGATATATCTGTCGAGCATACTCAAAGTCATTATTTGCTGTGTTTGAATCCATCATAACGCACTGTCAATTCCTAATATATCTGTGTTAAATCCAAAATCACTATCCGGACTTGCATCAGCCGGATTAGGTGTTACTGTTATTCTTTCTAATGGAACGTCTGAATCATTTAGTCCAGCACCTTGATTCAATACATCCGTAATAGCAGAACGTATGATACCGCTAGTTGTTACTGGTCCGTGGAATATAACATGCATGTCAAAATCCATAGTATAAACAATAGTACGACGTGATTCCATACTACCTTCGTATTCATCGTTTAGTACTACTCCAGTTAAAATAATAGGCACGTCTTCTTTTATATTATCAAAATCATCAAATGGCTGAATTGTTAATGTATATTGCGGATTAAAATACGGTATAACTTGCTCTACAATCTGTAACGCATCATCTTGATTTTTTGCATATGCACTCAACTGAAAACTAACAATATAAGGAACGCCTTGTTGTATTTTATTTCTAGACAAAATAGAACCAGGAACTGGTTGAATTGTTTTATTTACTTTTGGTAATTGTCTTGCCGGATCATATGATATATTTGTAATTTCAAAAGAAAGTCTAGGAAGTTTAATAGCAACTTTAGTATCGGTTTGAAGATCCGGAAATTCTCTGATTCTATCTAAAAATTTAGATCTCGGACCATATGATAATGGTACTTTTACTGTACTAATAACTCCACCGCCCGAATCTTTTCGGAGAACATATATGTCATTAAACATGGCACCGAATGTGGCAACCGCTTTACGTATACGTTGATGATAATAATAATTGCCAAACATTATTCAGGGTCTCCAAATGGATTTGTTTCACTAAAGTCTATAAAATCTAATCCGTCAAAATCATTATTTTGCTCATTTGCGCTTAGTTGATTATCTTCGGTGAACGATGAAACTGTACCACTAGCATTTGATTCTTGCCCGGTAATTACTCTACCAGTTGATGGTAAATGAAACTTACCATCGTTTCCGCCTAAATGTATAACTGAAAGAGTATTTGTGTCCGAAATCCACTTAGATACTTCAGCTCCTAAGATCGTGCCATCTAATAATATTTGTTCGACACGTTCTCCTATTTCAAAATCACCAGTTATTCCGGATAGAACCATATCAAACTCATATGCATTGTTTTGTTCTATTCCGTCAATCGATGCAACATCAGTATCAAGATCTTCACCAGAATATTCAAATAGCTGACAACGCATTTTAAATGTTGGTAGATTAGATAACTGATAAAATGGCTGTTCGTGCTCTACATGCATAACTTCAAATAAAGAGTTAGACAATGGAAGAAATATTAGATCTCCTTCTCTTGGCCTTTCACCTTCTATTTGGTTATCAACGCGACCAACCGTAGTATTCCAACGTTTGCGAGCGACGATAAAAGTAGCTTCATCTCGTATCTCAACACCGAACTTAGTGAAGAGATCTCCTTCTCCTTCGAATCCTTCTGTGTTTTCAATGTACATCTCAATCTTGTAAGAGTTACTAAATTTAGATGGAACGTCTTCTCCGAACACTCTATTTTCATTTACAATAGTTCGTGGAAGATAATAGACATCTTGTCCAAACATCTTTAACGATTCTATAATAATATTCTCATATAACGTTTGTTCTGATCGAACTTTGTCAGAGAAGTATATATTGCGTGCCATATTAACCTACAAAAAAGTTAGGGGGAAGTTCATGTTCTAATCTAATTCGTTCTCTGAGTTGTGTTATTTCACCTAAAGCATCTTCAAATATTTGTCGACCATTTAGTGTAACGCCACCTGGTAATTGCATTCCTTCAAATTTAATTAGGTTTGCACCCCATTGCTGTTTTATAAGAGCAGTTCCATATTCTTTTAACCACATATCATCATACACACTTGTATGAGTATCTGGATCTACTATTTGATATATCTCGGCAACAACAAATTCATTGGCTTTTATTTCTTGATCAGCAAACGATCCGTGTATATAAAGCCTGTCTTGTCGTCTAGCAAATTCTACTTGCGGATGACCGTTTAGTTTCATATCTAATAATGATAGATATTGTTGCAACTGTTCGTAGTAAGCTAAGTCACCTGCAAAGTTTTGCATATCAGCAATATCATTTAACATTAATTGATATTTTATATCAAAGAAATTACGCGATGATCCAAAAGATGAATTGATCGGTAATAATCTCGATACATATATAATATTAGATGAGATAGGAATGTAACCATTGTCTACATCAGTCTGAGTTACCTGGTGTTTAAGATAAGTTTTAATGGTTGCATCTGAATGAAATTCTTGATACACTTGCAGGGCATCGTCTACTCGTTCTTCTAATTGATCGTCGTCCACGTTTATTTCAATAACTGGATCGCCAAGTCTACGAAGACAATAATCGATGAATCCTTGTCTTGATGCTGGAGCTGCCATATTAAGTCCTTTTAAAGAATTTGTATCTATTTATATAATAAAGGTTTACAATATTTATGAAGTGTGGTATAATAGAATAATGAAAACAGTATTTACTAATGGTTGCTTCGATATTTTACATCGCGGGCACTTAGACTATTTAAAAGAATCAGCCTTTTGGGGAAATAGACTTATTGTCGGAATCAATTCTGATAGTAGTGTTAGAAAACTAAAAGGACCAGATAGACCAATAAACAATGAACAAGACAGAAAATTTGCATTAGAATGTTTGGCCTTTGTCGATAGAGTTTATATTTTTGATGAACCAACTCCTTACGAGTTAATTAAATATATAAGACCAGATATAATCACAAAGGGTGGTGATTATGTTCCAGATAATGTAATTGGTAATGATTTAGCCAGAGTTAAAATTATACCATACACTTTAGGATATTCTACTACTGAATTTATTGAAAGGATTCGTAATGACACAACTTAATGGATTCGTAGAAAAAGGCTGGGGTCATGAAAACATCTTTG